CTCCTTTCAGGAGACTACTCTGCAGCAACTGATCGATTGAATTCCGATGTGATGAAGACCGTCGTGGACGAGCTTCTCAAGGTGTTCTCACACCATACCTCTCTCTGTAGTTACCTACGCTGGGAGTCCGGACAACATCGGATTACTTACCCTAAGTGGGTAGGTATCCCGGATGTTATACAGACTCGCGGGCAACTCATGGGTTCCTTGTTGTCATTCCCGATCCTCTGCATTGCAAATGCAGCGACCGTGATGACCCTAAGGAATCAAGAATTGCACGAGGTCCGAGCACTCATCAATGGTGACGATCTTCTCTTTCGTGAGAAGCGGATGCGAAAAGTCCGCTCCTGGAAGAGGATCGCGACCGCGATGGGACTCGAACCCAGCCTAGGTAAGAACTACTATTCCCCGGTATTTGGATCAATCAATTCCCAATTGATTCTTGCTTCGAAGTCCTCAAATCGTCTCCGACTGGTCGATTCCGGTCGATTCACGGTTTGTGGGGCTCCGAAATATGAGTCAATTGCGATGGCATCTAAGTTTGGTTTCCGAAAAGACCTTATTGTGAAATACGGTCGATCGGTCCTGGCAAAGACGCCCCAGACAATTGATTTATCCCCTCACTGGGGAGGGATAGGTGGTTTTGAAGACTTGCCTTGTGAGAAGGTGGATACCCGTACCAATCGTCAGATCTATGCATTTTTCGCGCATAGATCTACGAAGGTAACCCTTATCCCTGTGGGAGAAGGATTATCTGCGGTTCGGATGCCTCACGTCCTCACGAAGCAACTCAAAGGGCTGCTACGTTCGGAACCTTCTGTTCTGTGTCGTGCGCAGATCCTGGGACAGGTTGAAAAGGACACTCTCCTACCCGAGAAAAATCTCGAGTTCGACGAGTTTCCTTGGTCAGACTATCTCAGATTCTGCCGGGACATAGAACGGAACCAAGGATGGCGAGAGTTCATCAAGGGAGGATCAATAAGATCTGTTCCCCCTTTGAGCTCTCTCCGACCGAGTTTACAGATCGTTGAAAGCATGGACTCAAAGATGATCGAGTCGGCTTGCAAGAACCTGTATTGGAGCATGATGAGGAAGTCATTCCTCGTCCGTCCTTAACCGGTC